TTGATTTAGCGATCGAATTGTTCCACAAAATCGCCCCAATTCTTGAGCAACATTTTGGGGCGATCTTGACGTGGGCGGTTGGCCGTAACGAAGCAAATTTGCCTGACGGTACGCGCTGGCTAGTACGCGCCGCCACCCCTACGTCATTTCACGGGTTAACGGCTGACCTAGTGTGCATTGACGAATTGTGGGCGGTAACCCCTGAGGCCGTGTCGGTCGGTTTGTTGCCTACCATGCGTACTCGACGTAGCCCCATGCTATTTATGACCAGCACAAGTGGCGACGAGTCAAGCAAAGAAATGTTGCGTTGGCGTGAGCAGGGTTTGCGATCTATTGACGAACAAAAAACATCGACTTTGTATTTTGCTGAATATTCGCCAGCGTCAACAACCGATCCGATGAGCGTCGAGGCATGGTTACAAGCCAACCCAGCGATCGGCCACACGTTGACCGTTGACGTGCTACAAGCCGAAGCCGAGCAACCTAACCGCAACGCATTTCTGCGATCATCAGTAAATTTGTGGACTGCCAGCGCGCACGGCTGGTTGCAACCCGGTGTTTGGGCAAGTCTTAAAACCGAATTACCGATGCCTAAAGGCGGTGTGTTGGCTATTGAACAATCACAAGACGAAAGCCGATTTGTTGGGGTTCGAGCCGCGTTAAATGGCGACGGGCATATCCAAGTTTGTCAACAATTTGTGACCGATACTTTGGCCGAGTGCTGGCAAGCCGTAGAGCAAATTTGCAAAGACACAACAACACGATTGTTGATTACGCCAGCGTTTGAAATGTCAATGCCACCAAAATTGGCGCACCGATCACAAATGGTTGGCAACCGTGAATTGACCCGTTGGACACAAGTTTGCCGTACGTCAATCGTTGAAAGCAGAGTGCGTCACGACGGCTCGACTTTGTTGGCGCAACACGTTGAACGCGCCGTCGCAGTTAAAAATCAAGGGGCGTTAACTTTGTCGTCAATAAGATCACCCGGCCCGATCGAGTTAGCGCGATGTTTAGTGTTTGCGGTCAGCATGGTTAACAAACCAGCCGTGATCGGCAAACCGATGATCGTTACGGCTAGTGGCTAGTATCGTCACGGGCGGCCGTCAAGCGCCTTACTTTCTCGGTTGATGTTTGGCGGTCGCCTATCAACACCCGTCAAATAAATTGGTGGCATACTTACAGCATGGCGATATTTTCACGGTCAGTAAACAAGGCGGCTATATCGCCTGAGCCAACTAAAGCGGCAGCCGCAGGCGGTGGCTACTACACGGCAAACACCGCTGGCATGAACATGATCGGCCAGTATTACTCGTACGTCGAGGGCGACGCGCGCAATCGTGCAATGAGCGTACCAACGATCAGTCGAGCGCGCGATCTAATGGCATCGGTGCTTGGTTGCATGAACCTAAAAATGTACAACGAAATTTGGAACGGCGACGAAATGGAAAAAGTGCCACTAGCGCCACGCACTTGGTTACGACGTATTGACCCGACATTGCCGAACAGTTTTATTATGTCGTGGACATTTGACGATCTATTTTTCTTTGGTCGCGCATTTTGGTATATCACGTCACGCACAGCCGACGGCTATCCAGCGTCGTTCACTCGACTACCAGCCGCAATGGTCAACACACTTGACCAAGCAGGCCCGGTGTGGTTTGCACCGTCAAAAGAAATCACGTTTCAAGGCGGCGCGCTAAACCCTGATGATCTTGTGCAATTCTTGTCGCCAATACAAGGCATTGTCTATATGAGCGAAAAAGCAATAGCGACCGCGTTACAACTTGAGGCCGCACGGTTTCGCAATTCATCGTCGGCAATACCAGCAGGCATTTTACGTCAGACTGGGGGCGAGCCATTAAGCGCACAAGAGTTAGCCGATCTAGCGGCAGCGTTTAATGCGGCTCGAGCAACAAACCAAACCGCAGCGCTAAACGAATTTGTAAGTTACACCGAAACACAAACTTCACCTGACAAAATGTTGCTGATTGAAAGCGCCGAATTTCAAGCAATGGAAATGGCGCGACTATGCAACATACCGCCGTACCTTGCAGGCGTATCGGTCGGCTCGTACTCGTACCAGTCAAGCGCCGAAGCGCGCATGGACTTGTGGACATTTGGCGTACGTGCTTACGCCGATTGCATCGCTGGCACACTTAGCCAAAACAACGTGCTACCAAACGGCACATACGTTGAGTTTGACGTAGAACAATACTTGTCGGGCGAATACTCGATGAGTGACTACCGCGAGGACAATTCCGAAACACCAATACCAAATGGAGTACTATAAAATTTATGATCCGATTAACCCCCACACAGATCACGGTTGACGCAGCGGCGGCAGAAGGCTTGCCGTCGCGCTCAATCTCAGGCGTAGCAGTCACCTACGACGAAACAGCGACCGTCAATGACGGTACAAAGGTGCGATTTTTGCAAGGGTCGTTGCCAGTCACGGGGCGCGACCCGAAACTTTATATGCAACACGACGCTAATCAGATCGTCGGCAAAGTCGTTGAGCGTGTGGACACCCCGCAAGGCATGATGTTTACGGCCAAGATAAGCCAAACACGGCTAGGCGACGAGGCGTTGACGCTTGCAAATGACGGCGTTATTGACGCGGTATCTGTAGGCGTTACCCCAACAAAATTTAGTTACGACGAGGAAGGCGTGATGATCGTCGAGGCTGCCAACTGGTCAGAATTGTCGCTAGTTAGCGAAGGTGCGTTTAGTGGCGCGGTCATCACCGAGGTCGCAGCCAGCGCACCCGACGAGACTATCCACGAAACCGAGCCAGCAGTAGAGTTACAATCAGAACAAGACACAACAAAGGACACAACCCCTATGAGCGAAACACAAGAAACACCAGCAGTCGAGGCAGCAGCAACAGTTGAAAAATTGTGGGCGCAACCAAAACGCAAATTTGATTTACCAACAGCAGGCGAATACCTTGCCGCAATGCACATCGGCGGCGAAACATTCCGCAACGTTGCAGCAGCAGCACGTGAGTTTGCTCTAAACAATCGCAGCGCACTTCAAGCAGCCGCGGGCGATGTGACCAGCGGCGATACGCCCGGTCTCTTGCCGACGCCGGTGCTTGGACCTGTGTTTGCTGACCTTAACTACATTCGACCAGTTGTTGCAGCGATCGGTGCGCGCGCAATGCCTGACGGTGGCAACCAAAAAACATTTATCCGACCAACATGGACAACACACACAAGCGTTGCATCGCAGTCAACTGAATTGACTGGCGTTAGCGCAACGACCCCCGTGATTGCCTCAAACGTGGTCACAAAAACTACGCTAAGTGGCCAAGTGACCTTGTCCGTTCAAGATGTTGATTTCACGTCGCCAGCAGCGATGCAAATAATTTTGCAAGACCTTGTTGGTCAATACATGTTAAAGAGCGATGACATTGCAGCCGACGCGATCGCAAGCGGCTCAAGCGCATCAGGTTCGACATGGACAGTTACAGCCGACGACCCGTCAACGCTGATTTCAGCAATGTACGACGCGGCAACAGACATCTTGAACGCAACAAACTTCTTGCCTGATCACGTTTTCGTATCACCTGACGTTTGGAAAAAACTCGGCAGCCAGCTCGATCAAGACAAACGACCAATTTTTCCATACGCAGGCGCAGCGGGTCTTATGGGCGTAAACGGCATGGGTGCAGCAAACATCACAGTTGCAAACACGTTTAACCCGTTTGGTCTTAACCTTGTAGCAGATCGCAACTTTGGATCAGGCACATTGTTTGTTGCTCGCGGCGCAGCTTGCGAGTTTTACGAACAAGTACGCGGCCTGATGTCAGTTGAAGTACCGGGCACACTTGGCCGAACATTTAGTTACTACGGCTACGTTGCAACGTTTATCGCTGACAGCGACCAAGTTAAATACATCGTCGTTAGCGGTTAGTCGAGTAGCGGCGTAACCGCTATGGCAACTTACGCAACAGCCAGCAAACAGTTACTAGATAACTACGCCTGCATATCTACGCTCGAGCCGACCGACATACAGGTTGGCGACAGCGTAGTTGTAGGCGCGTTAGGCGCACCGTTTAACGGCACGTTTACCGTGTTGAAATGCCCACAGTACAAGTACACGGGCGTTGACAGCACAACTGGCGAATGGTTTTTTGACGAAACGATTGCCGTACCGAACCAGTTGTTGTTTGCTTGCACAGGCGACGACGTTGACTTTACGGCGATCTACACCGGCACGATTTCGTTTACGCCTACGTGTTCGTGGATTACGGCCGCAAACCTAGTCACCTATTTGGGTGTGTCGATCACTAACCCGTCAGATGATTACACGCTAATTACGCAGGCCGTTAGCGCTGGCAACCAGTTTTGCAGTCGTCGTCGAGCAGAGGCGGGCTACAACGACAATTTAACAACGTCGCCTAGCGGTGATGTCACGCTCGGTACTTTGATGTACAGCGCGGCGTTGTGGCGTAGTCGAGGGTCGCTTGAAAACGTGTTTGCGTCATTTGACGGCATGGGTACAGCACCGCAACAATCGTTGACACCGATCGTTAAACAGTTGTTAGGTATTGACCGACCAGCGGTTGCCTGATGCCCGCACCATACACCGATCTATTCAACGAGACGCTAGACGATCTCAGCGCAACGCTGACAGCCGTCACGGGCTTACGCGTTGTGACCGACCCAACAAAACTTGTACCTAACGCCGTGTTTATACAAGCACCAAGTTTTACAACGATCGCTGGCAACGGCAACATCGTACGCATGGATTACCCGATCAAAGTTGTCGGTAGTGGCCCAGCAGGGCTACCCGTCTTACGCGAAATACTGCAAATTACCGCAACCGTTTTAGGGTCAGCAATAATCGTCATGTCGGGTCGCCCCGGCACACTCGACATAGGCGGGCAAGAATACCCGTGCTACGACCTATCGGTAGGAGTACAAGCACAAACGGCGTAATACACACAAACACACAGCCGTTATGGTAAAACTATAGATACAACAGCAAAGGACAAATATGGCCACTTCCACTTACCTCAGCAACGCGGTCGTTCTTATAGGAGCGTCAAGCGCAGCGACGACCGACATCACCGACCAAGTATCGGCAGTCACCGTCAACTACGTTGTCGAAGCACTTGAGGACACCGCGTTCGGCTCGACTGCCCGCACCAACACAGCAGGCTTGCAATCAAACAGCGCAACATTGACTTTGTATGCGTCGTACGCATCGGCTGAAAGTTACGCAACATTGTCAGCACTTGTTGGCACAAAATGCTATATCAAGGTGACCCCAGCAGCGGGCGCAAACACCGCAACAAACCCCGGCTTTGAGTTGACCAACACGTTTTTAAGCGCGTTGCCAGTTGTCAATGCAAACCTTGGCGAATTGTCAACATACGACATTGAACTTGTGGGTGGCAGTTACACAGTTGACGTAACATGATCTAACGTGCCAATACTGGCCGAGAACAGGACAAGGCAATGAGATTGAAACTAAAAGTTGATTTACAAGACGGTACAGCGCCACTCGAATTAACAACCAATATGTTTGTTATTTGCGAGTGGGAAAAAACTGAGGGTCGCAAAATTAGCGACGGCAAAGGCATCGGCTACACCGATCTAGTTTGCTGGGCGTACAACTTGTTGAAACTTAGCGGCGAAAAAATGCCTGCAACATATCGCGACTGGGTTAAAGCAAACCCGAACATGACGATTGAGGCGATCGACGAGACAGACCCAAACCCTACGGCGTAGGCAGTTACCGACG